TTACCAGCATTAACTAAATTTAGACCAGAAACAGAAAAAGATAGATTTGAAAGAATGCAAGAATATTACATGAGCCAGTACAATATCGAATGGAGAATGATATTAGAAGATGGTGTAGAGTATGATGAAACAGCAGATGGCACTATTCAAGTTAACGAGAGAGAACCTTTACATGGATTTAGAAGATTGACTAGATAATGGCTGTCGATTTACGAATAAAATCTAACAATAAACAAGTAGCAAAAAAATTTAAAAAGTTTCAATCAGTATTACCTAGAATAATTGATAAAGGTATTAAACAAGCTGGTTTTCAATTACTAGATATTATTAGAACTAAAACACAAAAAGGACAAGATTTTAGAGATAGACGATTTGCACCTTATAGTTCTAGTTATTTAAAAAAATTAAACAAAGAGGGTAAATCAACAAATGTAGATTTATTTTATTCTGGTAGAATGTTAGGAAGTTTAACACCTAACAGTTCTATAAAAAAAACAGGAAAGCACAAAGTATCAGTAGGTTTTAGTAATGGACAAATGCGTCAGAGAGCATTATTTAATCAAGTATTAAACGACCCTAAAAGAGAATTTTTTGGCTTTAACAATAGAACAGAAAAGATTATAAGTAAGCAGTTCAACAGATTTGTAGAAAAAGAATTAAGAAAGTTTAAAATATGAGTGTAAGAGAAAACATAGCATCTAATTTATTAACAGTTATATCTAATATATCTAGCCCAGATATTATAAAAGCAACTAGACAACCATTTCAACTAGACGAATTATCAGATAAACAATATCCAGCAGTAATAGTTAATACATCAGAAGAAAACAGAGATGACTCTGAATTAGGAAGTGGTGCAAGAACAAGACATGGAACAATAGATTTTGTAATATTAGGATTTGTTAAAGGTGCAGAGGCCAATATAGATACTAAAAGAAATGAATTAATTACAGCTATTGAAACTGCATTAGAAACTGATATTACTAGAAATGGTAATGCACTTGATTCAGAAGTTATACAAGTAGAAACTGACGAGGGTTCTTTATTTCCTGTTGGTGGAATAAGAATGACTATTAGATGTATGTATGAATATCAAGCTGGAACACCATAGGAGAATAAATGACTACTAAAATTATAAACAGAATAGAAAAGAAAATAGACCAAATAGAAAAATTACACGATAAAGAGTCTATGTTATGTGAAGAAGTAAAAGACTTATTAGCTGAATTAAAAGAAAACCAAGAAGATGAAAGTCAAGAATGGGAAGAAGATTTAGATGATGATAATTTTGAAGAAGATGAAGAAGATATTGACGAAGAAGATGAAAAGTAATAAAAGGACTTATGGCTAAAGATATTAAATTATATAAAGATGGGAATGAAGTTGTTATTAACGAAACTCAACTTGATAATTTTTTAGATTTAGGTTGGAAAAAAGAACAAAACAATATATCAACAAGCAAAAAGGAAAATAAAAAATGGCAACACACTTTGGAAAAGAAGGAGTAGTAACTGCTGGTGGAACAGGTATAGGCGAACTAACAGGTTACACACTTGAAACTACTGCTGATGTTGTTGAGGATACTCAATTATCAGATGCAACAAAATCATTTGTAACAGGAAGAACATCATTTTCAGGAACTTTAGAAATGAGTTATGATGAAACTGATACTCCACAACAATCATTAACTGCTGGAACTACAATAGCTTTTATATTAGCACCAGAGGGTAATTCTTCAGGAGATGAAACTTTTACAGGTTCAGGAATTGTTACAGGTATGAGTGTTAATGTTTCTTTAGATGGAATTACTACTAGATCAGTTACATTTCAAGGCACAGGTGGATTAACTAGAGGTACTGTCTAATCCTAATTTATGTCAGTTATTGATAGAGTAAAGTCTCATTTTGAAACTCTTAAAACTATTACTATTGAAGTTGAGGAGTGGAAAGACGAGCATGGTAATCCGAGTATATTTTATTCTGAACCACTTACCCTTGAAGAAAAAAACATTATCTTTAAGAAATCTAACAACTTTCAAGATTTAACTATTCTTGTTGATTTACTTGTAATGAAACTCCAAGTCAAAAATGACAAAGGAGAGATGATTAAAGCATTTGAACCATTTGATAAACTTGCTTTAAAAAAGAAAGCAGATTCTAATGTTATTTCAACTATTGCTAATAAAATACTTTTAGATTCTAATTACGAGGAAGCCGAAAAAAAGTAGATAGCGACCCTAACACAAGGTCGCTTTTAGTTGTTGCAGATAGACTACACATCACAATTCAAGAAGTTTTAGATATGCCTGTTAGCCATTATAATCTTTGGTTAGCTTACTTGAAAAAAGAGCAAGATCAGTATAAAAGAAATCAATCACTACCAGAAGCAAGGAATTATAAATAATGGCACAAAGACTCAATATAGATGTAGTAGCAAGAGATAAATCAAAACAAGCCTTGAATGGTGTTCAGAGTAATTTATCTAAAGTTAAAAGTGCTGTATTTAATTTGCAAAATGCTTTTATTGGTCTTGGTACAGGACTTGCAGTTAGATCATTAGTTAATACAGGAAAACAAATTGAGGGATTACAAGTTAGATTAAAATTCTTATTTGGTTCTGCTCAAGAGGGTGCAAGAGCATTTGATGAGATGTCAAAATTTGCATCTAAAGTTCCTTTTTCACTAGAAGAAATACAATCAGGTTCAGGAGTATTGTCAGTAGTTTCTAAAGATGCAAAAGAACTTGCACATCTTATGGAGATCACAGGGAATGTTGCATCTGTTACAGGATTAGATTTTAGAACAACAGCAGAACAAATACAAAGATCAATGAGTGCTGGTATTAGTTCAGCAGATATTTTTAGAGAAAAAGGTGTTAGAGCCATGCTTGGTTTTAAAGCTGGTGCAACAGTATCAGTAGAAGAAACAGCACAGGCATTTAAAAGAGTATTTGGTAAAGGTGGTCAATTTGGAAGTGCTACTGATGAATTAGCAAAAACATTTGAGGGAACTTTATCTATGATAGGAGATTCATTCTTTAATTTAAAAAGAAGAATATTAGATGCTGGTTTTTTTGATGAACTTAAAATACAATTTCAAACACTAGATAAATTTGTTAAAGAAAACGAAAAAACTTTTAATGAATTTGCAACAACAGTAGGACAAGGTTTAGCAAGTGCATTAAGAGGAGTAGTTTCTGTTTTAAAATTTTTCCATAATAATATGACAGCTATTATAGAAACTATTAAAATATTAATAGGATTTGCATTAATCAAATTTTTTATAAATCTATCTCTTGCTATTAAAGGTGCAACTGTATCTATGTTAGCTTTTAATAGTGCTACAAAGAAAAACTTATTAATAGGTGCTGGTGCTATAGTTATAATGAATATACAGAAAATCATTGATCTTATTGCAGAATTAACAGGAAAAGAAGTTGAAGCTAAAGAAGAAGCTGAAAAAATGAAAGAAATATTTATAGATACTCTACCACCTATATTTGAAGCTAAAACTAATATGCAAAAAATTAAAGAAGCAATTACTCAAACTGTTGAAAAAATTAGAGAGTTAAATAAAACAGCTATGTCAGAACTTGAGAAAAAATCACAAAATGTAAAAGATATTATTGCTAATGGAGTTAATGGTGCATTGAAAAAAACTTCACAAGCAATAGCAGAAACAGTTGTACTTGGTAAAAGTTTAACTGAAACATTTAGAAATATGGTTAATCAATTATTAGTTAAAATGATAGCACACTTTTTAGAGATGAGTGTAAGAATGTTAATTGATTTAGATATGCAAAAACAAAAAGATAATCTTATTAGAAAACAAAACACTAACTTAAAAAGACAAATTGTATTACAGATGATGTTAAGTGCATTAGGTGGTGGTGGTGGTGGAATACCATTCTTTCCAAAGGCTAATGGTGGTGCAGTACAAAAAGGACAACCATATATGGTAGGAGAACAAGGGGCAGAAATGTTTGTACCAAACTCAACAGGCCAAATAACACAATCAGCTAGAGGCACAGGAAATGGTGGTGCTACAACAGTTAATTTTAATATTAACACAGTAGATGCTTCTGGTTTTGAAGAATTGTTAGTTAGATCAAGAGGAACTATTACACAATTAATTAATAGTGCAGTTAATGAAAGAGGGAGTAAAAACTTAATCTAATGTCAGGTGCTTTTCCAATATCTTCTGCAAAGTTTGAATCTTTAGGAATAAAATCTATTCAAAATACTATTATTTCAAAAACTGTATCTGGTAAGAAACTTGCTAGACAAATAGATAATCAAAGATTTGGTTTTACTGCTAGAATAATTACAGCAAAAAGAAGTGATGTTTATGGCGAACTTATGGCTTTTATAATTAAACAAAGATCAGGCAAAGAAAACTTTACAATAATCCCACCAGAAGTAGAAGATGCAAGAGGTAATGTAAGTGGAACTGTTTTAGTTAATGGTGTTCACGCAGTTGGAGATACAACAATTACTGTTGATGCTATGACAGGCACACTTAAAGCTGGAGATTTTATTAAATTTGCTCATGACAAAGTTTATATGGTTGTTGCAGATGTAACAGCAGATGGTTCAAATGAAGCTACAGTTACAATAGAGCCACCTTTACTTGTAGCTTTAGCAAATGATTCAGGAGTAACTTATGATAATGTTCCATTTACAGTACATTTAACAAACGATATTCAAGAGTTTGGTGTAGCTGGAGCAGATAAAGATGGTGCTTTATTGTACCAATTTGAATTTGATGTAGAAGAATCTCTATAGTGAAAAAATATAAAATAACCCACAAGATAACTGCCGATTTTATTGCTGAAATTATTGTTAATGAAGATCAAATAGATGCTAGTATTAACGATCTTAAAGAATACAAGAAACCTAATAGTAAATTTGAATATACTATGTTAAAAGGTACAGAAAGTGTAACGCAAACAACTTACGAACAATATGACGAGAAGCCTAACAACAGCAGTAAAGAACGAAATAGCGACTAATGATATTAGGCCTATTCATCTTATTACTATTGGGTTTGCTACTCCTGTTAATATAACAGATTGCTCTTTTCCTTTAACTTCATCAGTATCAGGCTCATCAGT